AAACCGGGTGGCTCTGTCCTTCGGAGGTTCGAATCCTTCTGCTGGTACCAGATTAAAGGAGACATTATGCCAAGAGGAGACAAGACAGGCCCTTCAGGTAAGGGATCGCGCACGGGTAGAGGAAAAGGTAGTTGTCCGAAACCCAAAAAGTAGTATGTTTTTGTGGCACAAAAAAAAGGGGGGGCATGAGAGCAACTATACCGTTCAGAGGTCCAAAAACATGTATGCCAGAGTTAAATATCTGTGAGGTAGGTATTGCAAAGACTCTGAAGAAGTATTTATCGGCACACTCACTGGGAATGTCTTGTTAGATGTACCATATTTAGTTGAGTCAGTAAAGATGTTGTTGGCAAATACAAGGAGAACTATGAAGCTAAAGGCAAACATTTTTGACATAGCTGAAGATGTCAGAAATAACGACTGATGTTTCTGACATAAAAGATGGGATTTTTGTGGCATAAGGGGGATACATGGAAACACCGACAGAAGTAGGGATTGTTCACGATATTTGTGGAAATGTTATTAACGTTGGGGATTATATCCTATATGCCACCAGCTTAGGAAGAAGTCCTGCTTTGAAGTTTGGCTTTGTTCTTGACTTCAAACCACCGCTGTACTCGTATGAAGGTGAAGCTCGTATCAAAGTTATCGGAGTGGATACCAACTACAGCAATAAGAATAGTGCTGGATGGGTCAACAGGATGGCGGCATGGTTACGATTCCCTCAGAGGATAGTCGTAATCACGGAAGAAAACGTTCCGGCGGCAGTTCTAGAATTGATGGATAAGTTCAAGTCCGTGTAAGAAAAAGTACCTTGTTTTTCTTACATCGATGTAGTAAGATCTATAAGCCTTGTAAGCATTTGCGGTGATGTACGGGTTTCGTAAATCCGGTAAACAGGTTCAACTCCTGTACTTGGCTCCAGGCAGCACAACCAAAACGGCAACGTTAATGACGGAGGTCAATAATGAAAGACAACAATAAGAAGAAGAACGAACAGCTAAAAATGAATCACGGCACGGCTGCATCTAGATTAAGAAAAGCAATTCTCTTTAATCTGTTACAAGAAACAGGAAAAGATGTTTGCTTTCAATGCGGTGAAAAAATAGAATGTATAGACCACTTATCGATAGAGCATAAAGTGCCGTGGCTTGACAGTGAAGATCCAATTAGGCTGTTTTTCGATATTGAAAATATAGCGTTCAGTCATCTAAGTTGCAATATTGGGGCTAGAAGATGTGATAAAGGCCCAAGAGTTGAGCATGGAACCGCCACAAGGTATCAGCGTGGGTGCAGGTGCAACAAATGCAAGGAGTGGAAATCTCAATATCTTAATGGGTGGCGAGCAGATCGCATAGCGCGTACAGGAAAAAGATAAAGACAATATGGTGAGGTAGCTCAGCGGTTTAGAGTATCCGGCTGTTAACCGGAGTGTCGAAGGTTCGAATCCTTTTCTCACCGCCACGCGGGTTAGTTCAATGGCAGAACGCTTGGCTCATAACCAAGTTGTTGTGGGTTCGACTCCCACACCCGCAACTAGACCGATTCTATTGCCTTGAATTAGGAGTAGACGCAGATAAGTGCAGGATGACTCACGGTAGCCCTGCAGTCGGGAAAAATAACGACGCCTTGCTTTTGCCAGCATGATCGGTTACAATGATTCAGATGGTCCGTAGATTAGTTGGCCTAAATCGCCCTCCTCATAAGTGGGATATCGTCAGTTCGAATCTGACCGGGCCAACCAGGATTAAAAGGGGGGTGAGTATGAGTAATCTAAAGAAATTAGGAACAGATATTGCTGGACGGCGTATATTTGAGGGCGACAAAGTTATTGTCATAGCCAGAGATACAGAGCTTAGAGATCATAAAAAGACATGTCGTGACGGCGAAAGAGGCACTGTAATTGGTATGTCATCGCTTGCTAAGTACGATATCAGCATAGCTCTTGACGGTAAAAGCTGCAAGTTCTCAGCATTTTGCGACGAGGTGTTGGTTCTTCCTGAAACCCATGTTGCTAGTCCTGTTTGCAGTAGTTGTGGACAGCCTATAGGAGCATAGATGGCGAACAAACCAGGGACAGGGTTGAAACGTTGCAAGAAGTGTGGTGCATTGCTGACCACAGGGATAATCAAGGTTGGCAGGATGTGGTGTCCACGATGCAAAAAGTACATGAAACCTGCTTAATTATGGGAGCATAGCAAAGATGGTTAATGCACTTGGCTTTTAACCAAGAGATGCGAAGGTTCGAGTCCTTCTGCTCCCACCAGATGTACCCAATATGGGTATGATCGTACCCAAGACTGCAGACATAAAAGCATGCGATTGTAGACAAAACGCTACACTTGTAGGCGAAAGGTATACAACATGAATTGTGCAGATAAAAGATGCCCGACCTGTAAAAGAGTTCTTAGTTTATCAATGTTCCCTAAGAACAAGGCGAAAAAAGATGGTCTATCGTCTCAATGCAGGGATTGCAAGGCTAAGTTTCAACATTCTTGGTATTTGCGTAATCGTGTAACTCATGGCAAAAATGCGAAAAGTCGCAGAGTTAGAGTGAGGGCAGATAACGCAAGGTTTATTGAAGAGTATTTCTTAGATCATCCATGTGTAGATTGCGGAGAACCTGATCGTGTTGTTCTTGAATTTGACCACGTCAGAGGTGAAAAGAAATACAATGTATCTGAAATGGTATGGAGCGGAATATCATTAAAGACAATCAAGAGTGAAATCGCTAAGTGTGAAGTTCGTTGCGCAAATTGTCATCGCAGAGTAACCGCAAAGAGGCGAGAAGAGAAAAGAAACCAATCAGAATAGGACGTTCTGGGTTCGACTCCCAGGCGATTCACCATGGGAAAGCCGCCCCAACTAGGCTTGACTTAACAGTGGAGAGAACTGTCATACGGAAGATACCGCCATGGGGTAAATGCGCTTTGAAAGCGTTGGTATGTGAGAGCATAGGTGTTCGATTCATCTATCTTCCGCAGAATGGACGGAGGTCTATATGAAAGACGGGAACAAGAAAAAGAGCGAACAATTAGGTATGTCCCACGGGACAGCAGCAAACAGGCTGCGAAAGATGATTTTATTCAGAATGCTGCAGAAAACAGGGAAAGATGTTTGTTTTCAATGCGGAGAGAAGATTGAAAATCTACGAGACCTTTCTATTGAGCACAAAATTCCATGGCTTGATAGCAAAGATCCAGTAGGGCTATTCTTTGATCTTGACAACATAGCATTCAGTCATTTATCGTGTAATTGCGGGGCCAAACGCCATTGGAATCAATGTTACTCGACGCTAGAAGAAAAACATTTAGCACAAATACGTTATCAGCGTGAATGGCGTGAACGCAATCCTGGATTAAATAGTAAACGACGGAGAGATAAATATCTTCGCAATGGAACATAATGGACTTGTAGCTCAGAGGTAGTAGCACTTGGTTGAAGCCCAAGGTGTCGATGGTTCGAATCCATCAGAGTCCACCAGGGTCAGATATGTTTGTGTCTTTGTGCATGCCATGGAAACTTGAGCAAAGATCTGGGTTAGATTCCCGGCTGTGCCCCCACAGTAGCATGCGACAGGAACTGATGGAGAACCTGACTAGCGGAGGCACAACCGTCTAGCGCCTTAGCCGTTCTGCAGGATGGCAAGGATTGTAGGGATCGTACCCCACCATACATCAACTTTACTCTGTACGCTAGTGGTTTGCGGTCAGACTCTGAATCTGATGACGCTTGTTCGAATCGAGCCAGGGTAGCCAAGGTGTGTAAATGTCGGTATTGTATCCCGGCCAGCCTAGGTGATCACCGTTATAACGGCTGTCGTCTAACAAGGACGCCACACCGCACCATGTTCTGTAGCTCAATTGGTAGAGCATCAGGCTTTGAACCTGATGGTTGCAAGTTCAAATCTTGCCGGAACATCCAATGTGATCGCGGCGTGGAAAATCGCAGACACGCTAAGCGTTTCCGTGGCTCTAGGCGGATAGCCTAGCTGATAGACGTTTCGTGTAGCCATGAGTTGCAACAGGCAAAGCTACGCAGTCCAGAATACACGAAATCAGAGTAGCGACTGATCGATCACACATGAGGGGTAGGTCATGGCGACCACTTAGGTTCCAACCCTAAAGGCAGAGGTCCGATTCCTCTACCCGCTCGCAGAAAGCTTTGGTGCTTAGCTTAGACGGTGAAAGCACCCGACTGATAATCGAGAGACCCGTGGTTCGAATCCACGAACACCAACTAGTTTAGCTGGACTCTTTATAGATTTTAGTGTATAATTACGAAATATGTCTGTAGCTGAGTGGAATTAGCACAACTCTTCTAAAGTTGAGACGAGGGTCCGAATCCTTCCAGGCATGCCAGTAGAGAAAGCCGTCTTACCTAGCCTTCCGCCAAGGGAGGAATATACGGGAACAAGGCTTGACTGCCGGTCAGAGACCTCGCACCAAGGGATAGAAGCTGTCGTCGGCTATAGCATTAGGCTGTGATCCTAAAGTCCGGGTGTTCAACTCACCCATATCCCTCCACTTTCACACCCACATGTGGACTTAGCTCAGCTAGGGAGAGCATTCGCCCTGCAAGCGAGATGTCGCGGGTTCAATTCCCGCAGTCTACACCAGAGTCAACGTTGCCCAAAGGAAGAGCGTTTTTTATGTGCAGGTTCGAATCCTGCCGTTGACCACAGTGGTTTCATCACAGCGCGGCCTGACACGGAGCGTTTGGCTACTCGAATTAGCTGCTTCGCTGTGCCGCACATCAAACAAACTCTTACACCCACACAAACACACACAAACACACAAACACGGAGGTAATACTATGTTTGTTAAGACAAGAAAAGCAGAAGAAGACGGATGGTCAATATATCTTAATGTTTCTGAAGTTCACACAAAACGCTTATCTTTTGATAAATTCAGTGAGTATATTGATATTAAATTAAATCACATAGATCAAGATGTTCGATTCAATGTTCGCCGCATTACTTCTCCAGAAATTAACAGAATAGATGATCACGAGCAAATGCAACATGGTTTTATCATTATTGAATTTATATGCTTAGATAATAAACAACCAATGTGCCTATTAACGAATATGATAACATATCTCTGCGAAGATAACGGAAATACTGCTCAAAAGCTTTATTAGCACACATCTTTACAAACTAACACTATTTTATCAAAATCACACTAGCTGGGTGAATCTGTCTGTCTCAGATTCTGCTATAATTAAAGACAAACCAATCAAAGGATTCTACAAAGACACATCTTTATTTGGTGTTCATGCACCATGGCTAAAAACCAAAGGTGCTCTTGGTAAAGCCAACGGGGAGATCGATGATGGACTCAAAAATACTGACAGTGACAGGGACTGAAGAAGTCCTCAGTCAAGTTGAGAAGGATGTCGAAGCTTTCGATGAGAATGACTACCGGCACAATCCTACTCTGTTCATCGAAGAGATTCTTGGTTGCCCTATGTGGTGGAGACAGAAAGAGATTGTCGAAAGCGTCTGGAAGTACAAGCAGACCTATGTTCACTCAGCGAATTCTGTCGGAAAGACATGGCTCGCTGGAAGAGTCGCACTCGCATGGATGCTCTGCCATTTGAACCCAGACAAGCAAGAAGATGTGCTTGTTATTATCATCGGAGCCAAGTATGAAACTCTTAGACGCCAAACTTGGGCACATCTTGGGGCGGCTTTTAATAACTCATTATTCCCTTTAGGTGGATTATGTCAGGCGACCATCTATCATCCTTTAGCTAGCAGGCCAGGATCATATGTTGGAATATTTGGCACCGACAAAGATAACCCAGAAAACATCGCTGGTTTCCATGCAGCGCACATGCTGTTTATTGTGGAAGAAGCCAGCAAGCTTGATAGCGACACGCTAAAAGCTATCGAAGGATGCACAACCGGCAGCAATAACCACATTCTGCTTATCGGGAACCCTATTCGAACAGAGGGCACATTCTTTAATCGATGCACTGATCCTAAGAACAAAAAGCTTAAAGAGCTAGGTATCAGGAACGTTATTTGCGTATCCGCAGAAGAGGTACCTAATGTCGTTTTAGACAAAGAGATCTATCCTGGTATGGCTACCAGGAGTTGGATCAAAGAGCAAGAAGAAGAATACGGAATAGAAAGTCCTTTCTATCAAGCCCGTGTACTCGGCAAGTTCCCAACTATCGGTGAAGACCAAATCATCCCGCTCGAAGCAATCAATGCGGCTTGCACAGAAGATAGGCTACAAAGCATTAGAATTGATGAGAGCAAACGTATTCTAGCCCTAGATATAGCTCGACAAGGAGCTGATCTTTCCTGCATCATTGGACTGTCAGGTAACTACGTTGAATTTCTAGAAGGACGCAGGATCACAGATACAACTGTCACCAGAGATTGGTTCAAGCAAGTAATCAAGGACTGGGATAGCAAGACAGATGTTGCCATAGACGAAAACGGTCTAGGCGGTGGCCCTTACGACGAACTAAGAAAAGAAAACATCCCTGTTCGTGGATGGGTATCTCAATGGAAAGCGCACGATGAAGGAAGGTTCGCAAACCTCAAATCTGAAGTTTTGTGGAGCCTAAGAAAGAGATTTATCGAAGGGTTCATAGCTATACCTGATTCAAAATTCAGAGACAAGCTGTGCAACGACCTGATGAGTTATCGGTATGAATTCGACAACAAAGGTAGGATCAAAAGCGTAGACCCTACATCGAAATCACCAGACTTCGGGGATGCGCTTGTTATAGCGCACTGGATGCAGAATGGGGGAAAGATATCGGTCGAGTTTGAGGCGACAGCCAAAGCACCAGAAGATAGGGTTGCTCTTGGAGACCTCACTAAGATCTCATCTTCCGTAGTTAATCGAGAATTTTAATCAGGAGATAATATGGGCACCAGTCTAAGGCAAACAATCATAGACGAGAAAAAAGCTCTGGCTGATAAAAAGACCGCAATGCAAAGTGAAATGGGTGTAGACGGAACTGAGATTTCCAGCGGTGTTATCCAAAAACCTTACATTCCATCAACGATCCTAGGCGAAGACTACCTTACGGATTGGACAATCGATACGATTAACCACATGCTACGTGGAGACGGTCAAGTTTCCGGCGTATGGAAAGCGATCCAACTTGCGATCATGCAAGGCACCTGGTCTATGAGGCCTTATAAGAAGCTCGGAGACGCTAAACCTACCAAGAGAGACCAAGAGATTGCTGACTTCTCTGAAAGGCAGGTTAAGAAGATCTGGAGGGCATTCCTTGGAGAAGCCGTCTACTATCTTCCGTACGGTTTCTCGCTCTTCGAAGTAACGCTCGCAGAGGAAAAAGGGAAGATTGTTTGGGATCGACTTGCTCCAAGACTCCAGCATACAGTCAACAAATGGGAGTCTGAGAAGGGTCACGTCAAACGAGTAAATCAGTACGCTTGGGACGAAAAAAATGATATGTACCGAGATGACATCTTCATCCCAGGCACTCGAATCCTTCGACTTACGAACGATCAGAGAGGCAGCAATTTTGAAGGCGAAAGCTTTATGCGTGGAGCTTACAAGCATTGGCTATTGAAAGATGCGTTTTACAAGATCGGAGCGATTCAATACGAACGATACGGTGTTGGTGTGCCTGTTGGAGCTTTGCCACCCAACTCAACAAAGGAACAAGAAGAGAAATTTAAGCTAATTCTACAAGGTTTGCGCTCTAACGAATGCAGTCATCTGTATTGCGGCAAGGTTGCGGGCGTTATCGAACTGAAGGATATGCTGACGATCTTGGTTCCTGAAGGTGGGCATGCTGGCGCAACTGGCATGCTGGAGCACATCAACCACCACGATATGCTAATCGCAAGGTCTATGCTTGCTCAGTTCATGAGCCTGAGTTCTGCTAGTGGTGGAACAATGGCACAGAGCAGAGATTTGAGCGACCTGTTCTTGATGAATCTGGAAGCCATTACTGGCTATATCAGCTACATCATCTCTAGTGGAAACGAAGGAGAAAATCGTGGCATCAAAGATCTCGTTGACCTTAACTACAGTGATGTTGAAGGCTACCCAGAATGGGTATGCGGTAGGACTAAGAAAACTGACTCTACCGCTATTTCTGGTGTTATCGCTCAGCTTATTCAGTCTGGCGCAATGCGCCCCGACGATTCTCTAGAAGAGTTCCTAAGAGAAATGCTTGGAGTTCCGATTGGCCTAGTTAATCCTAGGGATGTAAATGTAGTATCCAGAGGAGAACAACCAGGATCACCAGTCGGCAAAGGTGAAGTAGGCAAGAGCAAAGAAGGTAAAGTAGCTGACAACACTAAGCCTAAGAAAGACACAGCACTGATGGAGTTGCAAGAAGGTCTCTACGATGCTCCCATGCCTTTGAAAAGAGGAAAATTCGATTGGGAAGCAGACGTTCACTTCGAAGAAATCAGAGATCGGCTTGACTGGTCGGAAGAGAGTATCGTTTCAACGTGGAAACGAATTCACACCCAACAGGTAGACTCTATTGGTGATACTGTAGGCTCAATTGTCAACAGAGAAGATTTAGAAAAAATATACGCAGCAGAGGTGCCACTGAAGGACGCCCTCGCTCTAGATATTGCGCGGACTCTACAGTTTGCTCATGATTCTGGTAGCTCGGATGTCAAATCAGAGTTAATCCGGCAAACAACTTCAACTCACATGTTTAGAGAGCCACCAGTTGATGAGGAAGAAGATACTTCTTGGATTCTACCATTCTTCTTGCTGCAAGGAAAGAAGGCTGCAGAACGACTATCTAACAGGACAAAGCAAAGTGTCGAGGCAGTAGCTGCAACGATGCTAGTAGCTTCAGAGGAAGTCTTGTGGGAAGACATTAGGCAAAGAGCGGTTCTATTATCTGACCAATATGCCAAAGATGAGGCCAAGTTTGTAAACTCAGCCTACGGAATGGGTAGAAATGAGATGGTAGCTATCGCAGTTGCTGCAGGATTAGTTGAAGAGCGAATGTACTCAGCTATGTTAGATTTGAACACATGTTATGTTTGTGCGTCTATGGATGGATCTAGATACTCAGAAACGCACTTTGTTACACCTAACCCAGCGTGCTTAGGAGCCACTTATTCAAAGTCTGGAGGCTCTTCTTGTCGCTGTATAACCATCGTGACGCTCGTCTTCGGAACTACGACCGAACAGATACAAGAGCTTTAATCAAAAGGAGAAAACATGAGCGACAAAATGCTTGCCGAGATTACACGGCTGGGAAGTATTGTTACAAATTTTGATGAAGGAGTGCGTGGTGTCGGAATTGCAATTGATATAACCCACGACCCTGATAAGGGAGCGGCTGGCTGGATAAAAAAATTAGAAATTAGCGCATCATCTTCTAAGCCTGGAAAGCAAGCGCTTTGGGCTGAAGTAGATTGGACGCCTATGGGCGAAGAGCTAATTAAACTTGAAACATTCAAGTATATTTCTTCTGAATTTGGAAGCGATACTAATGGAGAAACAAAGAAAATAACAGAAAATGTTTTAAGGGCTGCGACATTAACTAATCGCCCGTTTGTAAAAGGGTTGCTCGCAGTTGAGCTTGATGAAAAAGGTAATCCTCCAACTAAAATTGAAATCCTAAGAGAAGGAGATTTTTATCACCAAGTCTATGGTAATTTTACAATCAAAGCGGACGAAAGTAAGGGCAGTCTAGTACAGCGAGTTACCAGTGCTGTTCTTAGCGTCCTCGGAAAAGAAACTCCGTCTACCTTGCCAAAGGTTTTAGACGAGCAAACAAATGAAACAGAGGAAGTGGAAGAGATGAATGAGATTCGAGCATATCTCGCAGAGAAAGGTGTTCAGTTGGATGAAGGCGCGGATGTTCTTGCGGCCCTGAAGACACACATCGACTCGCTAGAAACCAAGATTCCTGTTGTTGTGCTAGACGAAGAAGCTGCTGCAGAAGCTGTTAAGCTCGCAGAAGCCAACGTTAAGTCACTGGCAGAAGCAAAAGTAGAGAATATCAGGCTCGCTGAAGAGAATAAGTCTCTTGGCGGACGAGTTACTTCTCTTGAAGAGTCTGGACGAATCGTTGCCAGGGACGCTTTCCTTGCGCAGCAAATTCGAGAAGGCAAGATGCGACCCGCAGACCTAGTCAAATTCCAAGAACTATACGATGTAGCCCCAGATTCAATTGAAAAATTGTTGACTGAAGGCGCAGTTGTAGTCGATTTGACTAAAGAGAATGGTTCTGACAGTGATGACACTCCTGCGAACGAAGACCAAAAAGAGCTGAAAGAAGCGAAAGCTACTGCAGCTAAAGATGGTATCACTCTTGAAGAAGCTTACATCAAGAATATCACAAGTGGTGAATAACTATGGCTGGATCTCATGATCTAAGAGTAATTAGTAGAGAAGCTGGCGAGGATCTTAGCAGCGAGCAATACCATTTCGTATATGCAGACACAGATGGACAACTTCTGCATTGCGATACAGCAACACAGGCAATTCTTGGGATTCTTCAAGATGATCCTGACGAAGCTGGCAAGGGATGCCTACTTGGTATCGCTGGAATTTCTAGACTTGAAGTTGATGGCACTGCAGGCGGAGGGATTGTCCCAGGGACTAAACTAACTTCAAATGCCACAGGTCAAGGTGTTTTAACAACCACCGATAAACAAATCTATGGAGCAATCTCGCTCGGAACAAGCACTGCTGCTGACGATGTCATCATGGTTCTCCTAACACCTGGACAGATGGTATCTAACACGTAAGGAAGGTGAATAAAGATGGCTGGATCTCATGATCTAAAGGTAGTAAGCCGAGAAGCTGGTGAAGACCTAAGTTCAGAGCAGTACCGATTCGTCTACGCAGCTTCGGACGGACAACTTATGCACTGTAATTCTACAGACGATATGATTCTTGGAATTCTCCAAGATGATCCTAACGCTGCTGGAAAAGGCTGCTTGCTTGGTATCTCTGGAGTTTCTAGACTTGAAGTCGATGGTAGCTCAGACACGGCAGCTAATATTGCTGCAGGTGATAAGTTGACTTCTAATGCTACTGGGCAAGGAATCGTAACAACTACTGACAAGGATATCTACGGAGCAATCGCGCTCGGAGCAAGTACTGCTGTCAACGATGTAATCATGGTTTTGATTACTCCTGGGCAGATGGTGTCTAACACCGCTTAAGGAAGGTGAAATAAATGAATCCTACTATGAATAGTGCTCATGTTGATGTATTGCTGAGCAACCTTATGCAGGGGTTTATCAACACTAACTATATTTACCCAGAAGTATTCCCTGTCGTAAAGACTGACGGAGTCGAATCTGGAAACTACGGACTGTTCACACAGAAAGATTGGTACAGGAACGAGGCAGAGACCATCGCTCCTGGTGGAACATTCCCAATGGGCGGCTACAAGATCTCTACCGACACCTGGAACACTAAGGAAATCGGTATTGGTACTTCGATGGCAGACCGTACTTACAACAACGCTACAGGTGTCTTTAA